GGGGGTATTTATAGATATGCTTGCCGCATACAGCGCTTCGCGCTGACACCGGCCGGCCGGCGGTGTCAGCTACAGCCTCGCATCCGCACGACAATGGGCCCAGGGCCTGGTCCGCTTCGCTACCCGGCCTGGTCCCACCGCGATGCGAGACGCGAAGCGCCGACCAGTTTTCATAAAATCAATCTTTCTTTGATAAATAGTATTTCTTTATTGATAGTAGGCGTACTGCGCACGCTATTTCATTTCTTCAATTACAATCCTCCTCTCTAGAGCAGGTAGTTGGGGATTTATCTCATCCCCGAACTTAAACACATCCCTTGGATGAAAATTACTTGTTACAATAAAGGTTGTAGCATATAATGCTATCATACCTCCTTTATTTTCCACAAGACATTTGTATCGATCAAACCATCTTAATAGATGATTAATATCAATACCATTTGGACCAAAGTCATCTATGATGACTTCTTTTTGGCAGAGATATCCGTTCCACCACTTTGTTCTAGGCTCTTTGATATAAGCTCCTGGTAACGTGGCATGAGCCAATCTACTTTTTCCCACTCCTGGAGATCCATAGATCCATCGTACGGAGATGTCAGCTCGTTCAATAGGGGGGTAAAGCTGAAGGGCGTTTCTGAGCATGTTAGATCCATTATAGATCCACGCTCCGGGCTCGGAATCGGCGAATTCAACCACTCCTGTATCTCCGCGTTTGACGGCAGCCATGAACGATCTGGCGACTTCATCTTTATCCCTTCGGGTCCTCCCTTCATTAATTTCACCTCCTTCGACAAAGTTTCCATCTTTGCTGCAATATCTTCGATTCTGTCTAGCAGTACCTGCTGCGCGCGTGATATGCGCCCTAGATGAGAGCTTACTTGATACATAAGCGAAAGTACGCCGTCTTCGTAACGAGATGTATCCTTGGAGATGAGGGGTTCCAGATTCACCGGTCTCTCGACCGATGATCCAGTACTTGCCTTCTTCTTCTCCCCAAGCTGAGATGCGGGGCACATCTTCCTCTTCGACATAGTTGTTGATGGTGAAACACCAATGGAGATATGAGGGAGAAGGCATATGGGATGAAATGAATGAAACACAACAAGTTGTTATATAGCCCAACAGCGGGCTGTAGGGCAGGGGGGGTAATACTAACCCCCCTGCCCTGTTCCTTCATTTTTTATTCCAAATATAACAATACAAGCAACCATTGACGTAAGCGCTTACGCTTAGGTATAGTTGACATTACAATTAAATAGCATCCGCACTAAAACTAAGATTATACGACTGAGTAACTTTAAAATTAGTTGCTCCACTACCCGTATAATTACTAACTAAAATACATATGTATGGTGACCTAGCTTGTTCTAAATAAGCTTCACCATCAATCTTCTGTGTCTTAAACCTTGTTGAAAAGGTATACTGATCATTTCCTTGGATAATGACCTCTCGTGACATGAATGGCTTACCGACTTTTACAAAAAAATCTGGTATTACAGATGGATCCCATGCGGAATCTTCTGTAGCACCTACAATACTAAAATCAGGACTATTTCCTGTCGTTATCCTCCATAGCTTTACTCTAATATCACTTGAATCCAAATTCGCTATTGTAATTTCATATCTTCCTCCTCTTAATATGAATGATGACGGTTCAAACAAAGGTACTCCAGCACCAATATCAATCTCTCTTGCTCCTCCCGCAGCAGTACCAAAACCACCAGCAGCAAACTGGTACATATTAAAGAACTGGATAGTTCCATCTGTTCCAGTAGCAGGTGTACTTAAATTCAAATCCTCCGTAAGTACAGATCTATAATGAGGCTTAAAAATAGTAGAATTCCAAATATGCTTATTATAAGTCCTCCTTGAAGTTTTCTTTCCTCTGAAACCAACAGCGTGACCTCTTGTATTAAGACTAGTGAAATCGACTGTCTTTCTTCCTCCTTTCCTTGTAAATTTTCTCGCAAACCTTGTACGCTTCCGCATCCGACCTTGCGGCCGGAACGCAGTAGCATAAGTCCTCTTTCTAAATGCAGGCATTTTGTAAATGACTTAAATACCCCTTCGGGGTATTTATAGGCAGCGCTTCGCGCTGACACCGGCCGGCCGGCGGTGTCAGCTACAGCCTCGCATCCGCACGACAATGGGCCCGGGGCCAGGTCCGCTTCGCTACCCGGCCCGGTCCCACCGCGATGCGAGACGCGAAGCGCCGACCAGTTTTCATAAACTAATCTCTCTTTGATATAAAGTATTTCTTTATTAGTAGTAAGCGTGCTGCGCACGCTATTGCATTTCTTCTATTACAATCCTGCGCTCTAGCGCAGGTAATTGAGGATTAACCTCTTCACCAAACTTAAATATTTCCCTTGGATGGAAATTACTTGTTACAATGAAGGTTGTAGCATACAATGCTATCATACCTCCTTTATTCTCCACAAGACACTTGTATCGATCAAACCATCTTAACAGATGATTAATATCTATACCATTAGGACCAAAATCATCTATGATGACTTCTTTTTGGCAGAGATATCCGTTCCACCACTTTGTTCTAGGCTCTTTGATATAAGCTCCTGGTAGCGTGGCATGAGCCAATCTACTTTTTCCCACTCCTGGAGGTCCATAGATCCATCGAACGGAGATGTCAGCTCGTTCAATAGGGGGGTAAAGCTGAAGGGCGTTTCTGAGCATGTTAGATCCATTGTAGATCCACGCTCCGGGCTCGGAATCGGCGAATTCAACCACTCCTGAATCTCCGAGTTTGACGGCAGCCATGAACGATCTGGCGACTTCATCTTTGTCCCTTCGGGTTCTTCCTTCATTAATTTCACCTCCTTCGACAAAGTTTCCATCTTTGCTGCAATATCTTCTATTTTGTCTAGCAGTACCTGCTGCGCGCGTGATATGCGCCCTAGATGTGAGCTTACCTGATACATAAGCGAAAGTACGCCGTCTTCGTAGCGAGATGTATCCTTGCAGATGAGGGGTTCCAGATTCACCGGTTTCTCGACCGATGATCCAGTACTTGCCTTCTTCTTCTCCCCAAGCTGAGATGCGGGGCACATCTTCCTCTTCGACATAGTTGTTGATGGTGAAACACCAGTGGAGATATGAGGGAGAAGGCATATGAGATGCAATGAATGAAACACAACAAGTTGTTATATAGCCCAACAGCGGGCTGTAGGGCAGGGGGGGTAATACTAACCCCCCTGCCCTGCTCCCATTTTATTAATAATTATACATCATTACAAGCAACCATTGACGTAAGCGCTTACGCTTAGGTATAGTTGACATTACAATTAAATAGCATCAGCTGTAAAACTTAAATTATACGATTGAATAACCTTGAAAGGTGCATTCGAACCGTCAAAACTACTTGCCAATATACAAATATATGGCGACCTAGCATCTAATCCATACGCGTTCTCGTCTATCTTCTGAGTCTTGAACCTTGTTGAAAAGGTATAGTTTTCGTTTCCTTCAATTAATACTTCTCTTGACATAAACGGCTTACCTATCTGATTAAAAAAATCTGGAGTTACAGATGGATCCCAGGCAGCATTTTCTGATGCGGCAACTATACTAAAGTCCGGATTATTTCCTGTAGTGATCCTCCACATCTTTAATTTAATATCTGACGACGACTGGTTCACAATAGTCATCGTATACCTTCCACCTCTAAGTATAAAACTTGAAGTTTCAAAAGTAGGTACACCAGCTCCGACATCAATTTCTCTAGCTCCACCAGCAACAGTTCCAAATCCATTTCCAGCAAACTTGTACATATTCAGAAACTGAATAGTACCAGCACTTGAGCTAGCATCGGTACTTAAAGATAATTCTTCTGTATTAACAGACCTATAATGAGGCTTAAACACAGTAGAGTTCCAAATATGCCTTTGAAATACCCTACGGCTTGTCTTCCTTCCTCTAAATCCAACAGCATGTCCTGTTGTATTCTGACTTGTATAATCAATAGTCCTCCTTCCTCCTTTACGCACGACTTTTCTTTTGGCGAACCGTGTACGTTTACGCATTCGACCTCTCGGCCTGAACGCAGACGCATAGGTTCTCTTTCTAAACGCAGGCATGTTGTGAATGACTTGAATACCCCTTCGGGGTATTTATAGCCAGCGCTTCGCGCTGACACCGGCCGGCCGGCGGTGTCAGCTACAGCCTCGCATCCGCACGACAATGGGCCCGGGGCCAGGTCCGCTTCGCTACCCGGCCCGGTCCCACCGCGATGCGAGACGCGAAGCGCCGACCAGTTTTCATAAACTAATCTCTCTATGATATAAAATATTTCTTTATTGATAGTAGGCGTGCTACGCACGCTATTTCATTTCTTCAATTACAATCCTCCTCTCTAGAGCAGGTAATTGGGGATTTATCTCATCCCCGAACTTAAACACATCCCTTGGATGAAAATTACTCGTTACAATGAAGGTTGTAGCATACAGTGCTATCATACCTCCTTTATTCTCCACAAGACACTTGTATCGATCAAACCATCTTAGTAGATGATTAATATCAATACCATTAGGACCAAAATCATCTATGATGACTTCTTTTTGGCAGAGATATCCGTTCCACCACTTTGTTCTAGGCTCTTTGATATAAGCTCTTGGTAGCGTGGCATGAGCCAATCTACTTTTTCCCACTCCTGGAGATCCATAGATCCATCGTACGGAGATGTCAGCTCGTTCAACAGGGGGGTAAAGCTGAAGGGCGTTTCTGAGCATGTTAGATCCATTGTAGATCCACGCTCCGGGCTCGGAATCGGCGAATTCAACCACTCCTGAATCTCCGAGTTTGACGGCAGCCATGAACGATCTGGCGACTTCATCTTTGTCCCTTCGGGTTCTTCCTTCATTAATTTCACCTCCTTCGACAAAGTTTCCATCTTTGCTGCAATATCTTCTATTTTGTCTAGCAGTACCTGCTGCGCGCGTGATATGCGCCCTAGATGTGAGCTTACCTGATACATAAGCGAAAGTACGCCGTCTTCGTAGCGAGATGTATCCTTGCAGATGAGGGGTTCCAGATTCACCGGTTTCTCGACCGATGATCCAGTACTTGCCTTCTTCTTCTCCCCAAGCTGAGATGCGGGGCACATCTTCCTCTTCGACATAGTTGTTGATGGTGAAACACCAGTGGAGATATGAGGGAGAAGGCATATGAGATGAAATGAATGAAACACAACAAGTTGTTATATAGCCCAACAGCGGGCTGTAGGGCAGGGGGGGTAATACTAACCCCCCTGCCCTGCTCCCATTTTATTAATAATTATACATCATTACAAGCAACCATTGACGTATGCGCTTACGCATAGGTATAGTTGACATTACAATTAAATAGCATCAGCTGTAAAACTTAAATTATACGATTGAATAACCTTGAAAGGTGCATTCGAACCGTCAAAACTACTTGCCAATATACAAATATATGGCGACCTAGCATCTAATCCATACGCGTTCTCGTCTATCTTCTGAGTCTTGAACCTTGTTGAAAAGGTATAGTTTTCGTTTCCTTCAATTAATACTTCTCTTGCCATGAACGGCTTACCTATCTGATTAAAAAAATCTGGAGTTACAGATGGATCCCAGGCAGCATTTTCTGATGCGGCAACTATACTAAAGTCAGGATTATTTCCTGTAGTGATCCTCCATAACTTTAATTTAATATCTGATGACGACTGATTCACAATAGTCATCGTGTACCTTCCACCTCTAAGTACAAAACTTGAAGATTCAAAAGTAGGTACACCAGCTCCAACATCAATTTCTCTAGCTCCACCAGCAACAGTTCCAAATCCATTTCCAGCAAACTTGTACATATTCAAAAACTGAACAGTACCAGCAGTAGAGCTAGCATCGGTACTTAAAGATAATTCTTGTGTATTAACAGACCTATAATGAGGCTTAAACACAGTAGAGTTCCAAATATGCCTTTGAAACACCCTACGGCTTGTCTTCCTTCCTCTAAATCCAACAGCATGTCCTGTTGTATTCTGACTTGTATAATCAATAGTCTTTCTTCCTCCTTTCCGCATGAATTTTCTCCTGGTAAACTTTGCGCGCTTACGCATCCGACCTCTCGGCCTGAACGCAGACGCATAAGTCCTTTTTCTAAACATCGCCATAATGATTCAAGCGTATGAAGGGGTATTTATAGATATGCTTGCCGCATACAGCGCTTCGCGCTGACACCGGCCGGCCGGCGGTGTCAGCTACAGCCTCGCATCCGCACGACAATGGGCCCAGGGCCTGGTCCGCTTCGCTACCCGGCCTGGTCCCACCGCGATGCGAGACGCGAAGCGCCGACCAGTTTTCATAAACTAATCTCTCTTTGATATAAATTATCTCTTTATTAGTAGTAAGCGTGCTGCGCACGCTATTGCATTTCTTCTATTACAATCCTGCGCTCTAGCGCAGGTAATTGAGGATTAACCTCTTCACCAAACTTAAATATTTCCCTTGGATGGAAATTACTTGTTACAATGAAGGTTGTAGCATACAGTGCTATCATACCTCCTTTATTCTCCACAAGACATTTGTATCGATCAAACCATCTTAACAGATGATTAATATCTATACCATTAGGACCAAAATCATCTATGATGACTTCTTTTTGGCAGAGATATCCGTTCCACCACTTTGTTCTAGGCTCTTTGATATAAGCTCCTGGTAGCGTGGCATGAGCCAATCTACTTT